GTCAGGGTAAAGGCCGTCCAGGAAGAATATGCCCCCATGGGTTGACCTACTTTATATGAAATAAGGTCACCTTTAGGTGTCATAAACTGCCTGTTAGATAAAATTCACATTCAACTATCAGCAAGCTCCTTGTCAAATATTTGTTCAAGAAGCCTACGCTGTAGGTTGATGGGAAATCTATCAGTGGCGGATGATAAGTCCAAAGACCAAAACATATCTTTCGAAGAGCTCCAGTTATTTCTGGGATCTTGAGTGTAAGTACGATCTTGTGATAACTTAGTTAATCTAAACATAAGTTTATCATGGATCGGTTTAAGGAATAACTGCGTATAGTAGTCCACTATAGCAATTATCCTTAACTTAGCTTCAGGATCATAAATGAACGAGAGTTTACCTAAGATGGTAGGTTTACCATCTAAGTGTTCTCAAGCTCACTTATAGCTTCTCGAAAAATAGTCGATACCAGCTTGGTCAGTCAATTTGAAGATTGCTGCCATCAAACCATAAGAATAGGAATATAAGTATTGCATCGCTGTTAACGTTGCTTTACCTATAGGTCCAGCTTTGTTTGAGAGATATATCATTTTCTCATCAAACTCAGGTCTGGTTTCCTTTAACTTATGTTTTGAAACGAAATCTTTAATAAAACCAGTGGGTATAATTTTCTTTATTACACCCGGTTTTGTTATCGATTCGTAATCTGGTACGATCTTTTCTCTCTCATTCTTGTTTAGAACAATCGAACGAGTTAATGTTACAATGGTTAGGAGTAACTTCTTCTCCGCCAATGTACCATTAGCAAGTTCTTTGAGAGAGGAAAGAGCTTTTGGCCACCCTGAGGAATCTATTCCTATTTTAAGCGTATTCACAAGTAGGGGATTACCACACAAATATCTTGTTATGTGGAGTCTCATTTGCTTGAGAATCTTAATAGTGTGCAGCAAACCATGCTTACTTACACACTTATTATAGAGCTTGAAATAGGAGGATAGGTAGAGTCTTGAGTTTATCTCTGGATATAACGAAGAACACAGTTTAACTGTTATGTTAAACGTTCTTTTGTTCATACCTAGGGAAATTTCAATTTTGCCTCTTAATTGTTGAAGCGGAAATAGCCAATTTCCGTATAGACAATGAGTCCTCTTTGCAGAGGGATTGTCAAGAATGACAGAACTCTGACCTGGAGTTCTAGTGGGGATGAGTGAGAAAATACACTCATCCGGGGTCATACCCAGTAATGCTACGAAAGTA